GCAATCGAAGTGAAAATGGACGTTTTCACGGCGACCACGATGGCTGCAAAGGAAGTCAAGGCGGCCATTGACAACAACGACGAAATCCCCGCAGATCGTAAGGACTACGCGATGGCGGAAGAATCCCTCCGTCGTTTCAAGCACCTACAGGAAGTAATCCTTGGACAGCGTCAGGAACTCATTGCGAAGGAAAATGAACTCCGCGCATGGCAGACGCAGGTCCAAGAATTCGCGGGAAAACTGCACACGGCAGAAAAGGAAAAGTACAAGAATTTCGACGTTTCCTACGTCCCCGCGAAGCCAGTCAAGCCCGTCAAAGTCTCATCCACACCGTCTAAGAAGTTCGTCAAAGCAGAACTCGGACCGGCCTGCACGAAGTACAATGTGCCCGCGCATGGCGTGCAAATGATGGCTGTTCAGCGTAACATGACGGCTATGGACGCTGCGAAGGAACTCCGGGCCATCATGGACGGCGGTAAGAAGTAGTAATAGATGTTCCGAAAGGACACGAAAATGACTGTAAAAGAACTGAAGAAGATTCTGGAAAACGTGCCCGATACACACATTGTGTGTTACGAGTACGACGGTCCCGAGACTCTCACGGAAGTAGACGCAGCGGATTACGTTCTATACGAGGATCGTATCCTGCTCGTGGGAAGCGTGGTAGGGCAGTAATCATGCAACGCCACGAAGCGACTCAAGCACTCAAGGACGAACTAATCAAACACGGTTTGAATGACTGGACCGTGCGACTCAACACGAATGCTGATACACGGTTTCTCGGCCTGTGCTCGTACAAGGACCGATGTATCATTCTTTCGGCGCATCATATCGACATCCATCCCGAGCCTGACGTAATGAATACCATACGTCACGAAGTGGCCCACGCGCTCTGTCAGGGACACGGACACGATGATGTATGGGCCGCGAAAGCGCGTGAGATTGGCTGCGACAACACTCAGCCATGCTCGAATCTCAGTCTTTCGCCGGAAGTAATCGATGCAATCCGTAGTGGAGCCACAATCGAGGTGACGTTCGACACGCAGGTAATCAGGACTCCGAAATACACGATTACCCGCTTGCAAGACAAGTGTCCATATTGCGGGAAAGTCGCTGTAATGAAGTCTGAAAAGACTATCCATAACAGTGACGACACGCGCCCAGACGTGAAATTCATCCATCTGGAATGCGGACACATGATCGTCAAGTCAATACCGAAAGGTACTCCGTTCCATACATTCCAGATGGGCGGTGACCCGAATTGCACGCACGAATGGAATAAGAATCGTTGCATGAAATGCAATCGGTTCAAGCCATACGACTTCCAGATTGAAGGAATGAAGTTTCTTGAAGCGGGTTTGGCTGTCAATAAGGGCGCGGCTACATTCGATGAAATGGGCCTCGGGAAGACAATTCAGGCGGGTGGAGTCGCGTATTTCCATCCAGAATTGTGGCCTGTCCTATGGATTGTGAAGTCTGGACTGAAGTACCAGACGGCATCATTCATACTCAAGTGGATGGGTAACGCGCACGTGCCGCAAGTAATCGAAACGAGCGGCGAGTACCTGATTCCGGGATTGAAGCACTACATTATCGGATACGACATGCTCGTGCCGAAGTCACGGAAACTCAAGTCAGGAAAGACGGTTACGAGCGGTTTCGATATCACGCAGTTTGACCGTGTTGGTATCAAATTGGTCTGTTTGGACGAGTGCCAGCAGATTAAGAACGTGGACAGCGCACGTACACAAATGGTACGGCGTGTAGTTCGTGAGCGTAAGGTTCTACCGATGTCCGGGACACCGTGGAACAATCGCGGGAGTGAATTGTTTCCCGTACTGAACATGCTGGACCCGGTCAAGTTCAATTCAGAAGCTGCATTCAAGCGTTACTGGGTTGAAACGTCATGGCACGGCAATCGTCAGGTCGAGGGCGGAATCAAGAATATCGAGCGGTTCCGCGAGTACACGAAAGACATCTGCATTCGTAGGGAACGGAGTGAGGTAATGCCAGAACTGCCCACCACGAACCGCACGAAACTCTACATTAAGATGGACGAGCATGATGAAGCCGTCTATGACGAGGCGGTAGAGACGTTCGTACAGTGGTATCAGGATCAGGCGGGCGAAATCTCAGGAATGCACATACTCGCGGCCATGAGTAAGATGCGTCACTTGGCTGGACTCGCTAAGATTCCTGCTACGATGGAATTCATCGACGAATTCATCGAGGACACGGACCGTAAGATTGTAATCTTTGCCCATCACACGGACGTGCAGGAAATTCTCTACATGGACCTGAAGGCAAAGTATGGCGCGGAAATGCCTGTATTGCAAATCGTTGCAGGCATGGACGACTTGGTAAAGCACGAGGCAGTTACACTGTTCAATGCTTCCCAGCGCGCTATCGTCGTGGCATCCACGCTGGCGTCAGGCGAGGGATTGAATCTCCAGACGTGCTGTGATTGTGTCATGCACGAGCGTCAGTGGAATCCCGGCAAGGAAGAACAGGCAGAGGGACGGTTCGTAAGAATTGGTGCCGTGGCGGAAGTAGTGAACGCGACATACGCGCAGCTTGAAGGTCTTACTGCAATCGATTCGCAGTTCGATAACATCGTGGAATTCAAGCGTATGCAGTTCCATCGGACCATGAATAAGAGTGAAGCACCTACGTGGTCAGAGGAATCACTGGCTAAGGAATTGGCGTCAGTGATTGTGAACGCGCACAACGCCAAGAAGAACCGTCAGATCGTCGCGGCAGCTAAGTAGAACTATATGGGCCACGCTACTATAGGTGGCCCACACTAATACGGAGTAAGACATGAGATTCCGTGCTGATGTAGATTCATTTAGTTCCGGTGCTATCCCGACGAACGAGGATGTGCTGGATATCAATTTCAGGTCCATAGTATCGGACCTACGTGCAATCATTAGCGGCACGTTAGGACCACGCTCATACTCGTCACTACAGAGTGGCTGGCAGTATGCAGGCGAGGTACAACGCGCTCCGACACGTAGGAAATACATCCAAGCGGATGAGCGGAGAATGGAGCGGGTACGGGTCAAGAATATGGTCAGCTCGATGGCGAGTATTCTGTGCGCCAACTGTCCAGAGATGACACGGGAAGAAGCGTTAGTCAAGGCACGGCAACTACTGGGAGTCAAGTAATGAATGCAAAGATGAGACAGTCACTGGAGAAAGCGTTCGAGCAGGTATCTACGGATATCGTGGACGCACTGTACTTCGTGGACGGCAACAGACTCGCGGGTCAGAAGATTCATGCAGTACGCGATGCGCTCGTCAAGATTGAACACGCAGTCATGGAATCACACAAGTGTGAGGACTGCATGGAATCTGGATTAGTGGATGCACCGGGTCCATATGATCCGAGTGAACTACGTATCCATCTTGAGCCTATGTTGCCTGAGCCTGACATGATGGGCGGACCTGTTATCAAGAATCGTGAGATCGTCAAGGACGAGCTTCGTTCTACTGATAACAAGCCTCGCTATTACGTCATGGCGAAGGACGACAATCCATACATGCCGTTCTACTACGGCACCTATCCTCAGTGCTTGTGCGTGATTGCACTGTTGAACATTGACCCGACACTGTCCATCAATGAAATGGATAATGAGACGGGTGGATTCCTCTCGCAGTAGTTATACGCGGACGTGGTGAAATGGCATACACAGTAGACTTAAAATCTACCGACGAAAGTCATGTGGGTTCGACTCCCACCGTCCGCATTCTTTAACCGAAACTAAGGAGACAGAAATGAAGTCATTACAGGCAATGAACAACTCACGTGATCGATTCACACTGGAAGAAGTCAATGACACGCAGACACGTATCATCCATGGAGACAATGAAATCATTGTCAACATGAGCATTGACCATGTGTCTCTCTCGTGGAAACTGTGGACTAACCTGGGATACTTCATACAGGATGCGTTTCCCATGCTGTCAAAGCATGAACGTGAGTTTCTCATGACGGGTATGACGAGGGAAATGTGGGACGAGCTGTTATCAGAATACACCGATGAGTACGAAGTCATCGAGACTAAGAAGGTGAACTAATGTCAGTAGATGTATTGAAAGCACTCGCTCAGTGCGCCGAGGACGGTGTACGACAGGATCGGCTACTGCTGGAACTTTCGACTGCAATCATTTCAAAGTTCGAGACGTTGCAGCAGAGTCATTATGCGTTACAGACGGGATATCGTCAACTGTCTGATCGCATTCACGAGATGGAATTGCACGTAGAGAAACTGACGAACGATCTTCACATTAGGAGATTCTAATGACTGTCCTTCAGTACATCACGCACAAGGATTACGGATGCTGCACCACATCCGAACTGATGGCAATCAGCCGTGTCAACAAGAAGGACATGGAAGATTTGAAGGTGTACGCGGCTCAGGAAATGAAGAATAAGGGAATGGAGCCGACTGTCGCGTAGTGTTAATAAATGGGGACTAGCTATCGGATGTGCTAGTCAACGACTGGTGGCGATGGGTTATGGGGCGCCAGTCATTCTATGATTTAGTGACACGCACTCAATTCTTTAGACTGCGTACAACTCCAAGTGTCTCGTGGTTGTGAGATGGGGCGTGTCACTAACTGATAGTCTCTCTGATCTGCAATAAACTGAGGTAACTATGAACATGACTGAGATGAAATCGTTGAAACCGTTAGACAGCGGGATTGTACTACTCGTTGGAGTTAAGGCGAGTAACTTCGATGACGTGATTAAGGCGCATCCACGAGTCGTAATGTGGGACAGTCAGAATGAGCACTGGACCAATAAGGACATGCCGACTAATACTCGTGCAGTCTTTATGACACGATTCATGAGTCATTCTGCACATGCGAAGATCGTGGCAGAAGCGCGTAAGCGGAACATAACTATCTTCAATCCTGAGGGGACGGGATTGATTGCACGACAGGTCAAGGAACTACTCGGATTAACTGCTCCAATACAAGTGACGGAGACTGAAGTGGCTACATACGACAAGCTGAAAGTACTGACTCAGTACATCGACTTTAACAAGTCGAACATCGATAACGCACGCGCGCTCATGATCAAGGCAGTAGAGATGGGCATCACTACTACTGAGGCGTCACTCGCTCAGAAAGTAGGCAATGAGCGTAAGAAAACGAGTGGAGTGACGGCTGTGCCGCGTTCTATCCAGTCCAAGGTGGACGTATCTGTGGAGATTCTTGACGGTATCATCAAGAGCCTACAGGACATGCGCTCATTCCTGATTGAGACTGTGGATGAGAACACGGCATTGCGTGGAAAGCTGGCTAACCTCAAGAAAGTGTTCGGTGAGTAATGACATTCAATCAGTTGAAAGAATCACTGAAGAATGGTCCACGCGCAGTTCAATGGACGAAGTCTCAGATTGTGGAGATTGCGTCACTTGAAAAGAATGGAGCCGTGCGTATCACGAACATCATCAGTGACAAGTCATACATCCTTCCGCGTAAGAATTCGGAGTGGATATTGAATCTGATTCCAGAGGGTGACTGGATTAAGATTGGTAATCTGTCGCCTAGGGACAAGAAGTAATGGACATCATTCCGACGCCGAAGAAGAACGTAATCATGGACGCGACGGTACTCAGTTCACTCATGAGCTGTAACCGTTACTATGATCTGCGTTTCAATCATCGTATGCTCTCCACTCGGGGGAAATCTAACTCCCTCGAAGTGGGTACGCTCATCCATAAGGTGCTTGAAGTGTATTACAAGCACATGATTAAGGGATTCGAGCGTAAGACTGCTATTGGTCAGGCTATGGCCGCAGGTCAGTTGTATGTTACTGGCTGCCCGTATTGTGCGGACGGCATGACTACTGATCCTAGCTGTAAGCATGAGGCCGGAGAGTATCCCGGCGTAGTGAATACTGCTGAAGCCAACGAAGGATTCAAGGTTGGATGGAAGTTTGCCTTGGATACGTGTGAGCAGTATTTCGAGTTCTATAAGAACGATGCATTCATTCCGCTCGCGTGTGAGCAGGTGAAGGGTGAAGTTCTGTATGAGGACGACGAAATCCGCGTACTGTGGAAAGCGAAATTCGATCTAATCGTTGACACGAATCAGATTGGTATCGTGTCAGTAGATCACAAGAGTTTCAAGCAGAAACGTGATAAGTCCAGTCTGTCCAGTCAGTTCACTGGTCAGTGTCTCCTGTTGAAGTCACGTAATGTAATCAAGAACAACATCGGACTACAGACATCCTATAAGAACATCGCGGATCGTTTGAGTAGGGAAGTAGTCAGTTACAGTTCAGACCGACTGATGGAATGGCAGGAAGAAATCCTTCCGTACTATGCCTACAAGTATATCCAGTTCTCCGAGTCTGGGTACTGGCCTCCCAATTTCACGCATTGCGATACGATGTTTGGCCCGTGCATCTTCAAGCAGGTGTGTGAGTCAAACCGTAACATGCGCGAAGAAGTGCTCCGCAATGATTACATCGTTGGTCCAGTGTGGGACCCCACGAACAAAGAGGACGAATAAATGACACGCACTGAGATGGAGTCTTACAGGATATCCTACCTGCATTGCAATACATGTGGGAAACAGGTATCAACTGGATTCATCGCGCTTCCGACTGATACTCCTGACAAGGGATTAATCATTCGTGCTTACATCGAATGTCCAGAATGTATCGAGAGGAAATCAGATGCCAAACATGAATGACGTAGGATTCGATGGACTCTACTGCATGTTCAAGGGTGAACCTGGACTGCGTAAGAGTACTCAAGCACTATCATTCCCTGGACCTCAGTTTTGGTTCTCATGGGATAGGAAGATGAATGGAATCTATCTGCCCATGAAGAAGTGGGGGATTGATCCTAAGACAATCCATTACGAGGACTACGACGACTGGAACAAACCACGTAAGCAGTTGGAAAAGTTCCAGACAGACTGTCCATACAAGACTCTCGTGTTTGATTCCATTACATCTATGGCAGACATGACATTGCGTCAGACTGTCAAGATGAAATACGGGGTCACTCGTAATAGCGGAGCGGCTGCTGGTAAGTTGATTGCAGGCATTGCAGTCAATGAAATCGAGGACTACAATGCAGAGAGTGCAGCATTGCAAGAGTTGATTGCACTCACGAAAGATATCTGCACCTTTCATAAGGTGAATATCATTCTGATTGCTCACGTCGTTCAGGCTGAGTATCGGAATACGACTAACAACACTACCCATGTGTCGCGGACTATCGTGACTGCGGGTAAGAAAGTGGCACCCAAAATCCCGGCATATTGTGGTGAAGTGTATCACTTCAATATCAAGAAGGGATTTGTGGAAGGACAAGGAGGAGACTACACGCTGTTGACAGAACATACGGGTGATGACTTTGCCCGTAGCGCACTCGGTCTACCAAAGGAAATCGTATTCGGAGATAAGCCTTTGTATGACACGTGGATCAAGCCTGCAATCGTGCAGTTGAAAGACATGCCTACCACTACTAAGTTTTAGTGTGTAGTACAACCTACAACAGTCTAACAGGAGACTACAGTGCCTATCATCAGTTTTTCGGATCGTGATCTGCTGCGCGGTAAGGTCGTTGAACCCGCGTGGTACGTTGTGGACATTGGTAACATTGGTGAACAGCCGTCGAAGGACGGTGGCTCTACCAATTACCCCGTGGAAGGCATGATCGTTCGTAATGCCGACAACGGTTCCGAGGATTTCAAGGGCGTACCCCTTGATTGGATGTTCAACAGCAAGGCCATTGGCTTCGCTGTGGGATTCCTCGCAGCGTTCGGTGTGGATGTCAAGGCAGGTGCTCGTTTTGACCTCGCCAACGCCATCGGTAAGCAGTTGGAAGTGTTCGTGGAAAACGGTGAGTGGCAGGGACGCATCGTGAATCGCGTCAACCACAAGTACCGCGCTCTGCGTAGCTAAGACAACACACATGGACTGGTGGTAGTCGTGACCTACACTATCACCAGTCCAGTTCTCTGTGCGCGCTCAAGATAGGTCCAACTCAATGGAGAGTGTCATGGAATACAGGATTGTGAACGACTGGTACATGGCGGAAGAACAGGAACAGCTTCCTATCGGAGATCCTCCGCTCGATCCCGAGGAAGATGACAAGGAAGATGACGACGAGGATGCATTTGACGATGACGATGACTCGTCAGATGATGACGATGATGATGACGACGATGACGACGTGGTGAAAGAACTTCCCACGGAGGAACCGCCGCTGTAGTATTCGCTGTATGTTGTCTGATTACTTACGCAGATTGCATACAGTGAAAGGGGGCGCACTCAAGGCTACAATAGGGTAGTTCACGAGTGCGCCTCCGATTTTACAATGAAGGACTAGGAACATGACTGAAATTAAAGCCGTGGGACGTATAATCAAAGTGAGTAAGGATGGATGGGGATTCATCTCTAGCAAGGAGATTCAGTTCACTAGAATCTTCTTTCATTGGACGCATCTCCGTCAAGACACTTTGTCATTTCCTGAACTCAAGACTGGTATGACCGTGGAGTTTGTGCCGTTACAGATTCCCGGTAAAGGATTCCGTGCTATTCACGTGCGCGTAATCGAACGTCCAAAGCAGGTGAAAGATGAGCCGACTGAATCTGAATCTGGATTACCCGAGGCACATGTGTCCCCACTGTCAGAATAATAGAATGGTTGAGCCAGTTACAATCAAGATTTACTTCTGTAACTGTTGCTCAAGAATGTTCAAAGTAGAGGAAACTAATGACACAACACGAGAAAGTGAAGATCGTAGCAAGGATACTAGTGAAGCGATTTCCACCTCTGACGAGGATGGGCGCTATCCACGTTGCGTATCTGATAATTGAAGCACTTGACTTACCTCCACTGAAACAGGATGTGGAGCATGGAGACAAGACAAGTGAGTGAACATAAATACATTCCTGGTTCGGGGCCAGTAGGAGCCAAGTTCATGATCCTGGGTGAGGCTCCCACCCGAGAAGATACAAGCGCAGGGAAGCTCTTTACTGGTGCTCCGGGTAGAGAGCTTGACAGATTATTACGTGACGCCGGTATTAACCGTGGCGACGCGTGGCTGTCTGCTGTCTGCAAATACTACGTTCCACCTAACGTGGACAAGAAGAAGGTAGCGTTTCATACACGCGCTAAAGAATACGGCATCGACATTGACAAGCAGTTAGAAGAACTGCGGACAGAAATCAATGACATTAAACCTAACTGCATACTCACTCTCGGTAGGACTGCTCTATGGGCGTTGTCCGGTAAAATTAACATTGATAAGCAGAGAGGTAGTATCCTCCGAGGCTTGGGCGTTAAGTTTGTTCCTACCTATAATCCCGCGCATCTTCTATCTCACGCTGCGGGTGGAGAGATCAAAGGTTACTGGAACAGACAAATAATGATATTCGATTTCAAGCGTGCATGGGATGAGGCGGCCTCACCGCTATTAAACATTCCGTCCCGCACTCTTCAAATCTGTAGGAACTCTGGCGAACTGTACGAGTTCATCCAGAAGTACAAGCACAAGAATAAGTTAAGCGTCGATATCGAAGCGGGTGGACATTGTCTCCCCGTATGTATCGGCTTGTCATTCACTAAGTCACATGGGATGTGTGTCCCATTGTGGAACGCTGACGACATTTCATCAATACCAGATAGAGACATGGCTACTATCTGGACTATGCTGGCTGACTTACTTTGGGAGAAAGACATTGTCGGACAAAACTTTAATTACGATCGGGACAAACTTCGTAGACTTGGATTTACAATTAAACGAATCCACTCTGATACATTGCTCAAAGCATTCGCGATTAATCCTGAACTCCCAAAAGGGTTGGCATTCCTTACAAGTATCTACACCCGGGAACCCTTCTATAAAGACGAAGGTATGTATGAGGGGGAGTTTAGAGATCTATTACTCGGATGCGCTAGAGATAGTTGTGTTACACTCGAAATAGATGAGGCGATGGAACCCGATCTGGATGAACTGGGTGTTAGGAAGTTCTACAATAACTTTCTCCTCACTCTACCAGACTTCTATGCAGAGATTGAGAACAATGGATTCTGTATAGACAACGAGAAACGGATGGAACTGATACAGAAATATGTCGAGTGGGATGAACGACTCGGCTTTGAAATGTATCAGTTGGCTGGTATAGATGTGAATGTAAACTCATCTGTGCAGGTGTATGACCTACTGTTTAACTTCTGGAAGCTCCCACGTAGGAATGGCACTGGTGAGGAAGAACTTACATCGCTACTCAATCTCAAGCACGGTGTCAAAGAGCCGGAATACAGGACGTGGATCGAGAAGTGTCTTGAACGACGACGAGTTAAAAAGACTATCTCGACCTATCTATTCGCTATTCCTGATTATGACGGTAAGATGCGCACAACTTGTTTCATGTGTCTTGAGACTGGTCGCACGTCTACAGGTCAACAAGACCCACCAATTAGACCCAAAGTAGATGTAGTCGGTAAGGGTAAGAAAGCCGACTTCAAGGTAATGGGAACTGCATTCCAAGTATTCACGAAGCACGGTGATATCGGTGCTGACGTGCGTGGAATGTATATCCCTGAGCCTGGTCATGTGTTCGTTCAGTTAGATAGTTCTCAGGCAGAAGCCCGTGTAGTATTCAACCTTGCCACAGACGAACAAGCATTAAAGGACATAGACGAACATGATTATCATGCTCTTACTGCTTCTTGGTTTTTCGGTGGCACTGAATCTGATTACTCTAAAAAGATACTGGGTTACGAAAGTCCGATTAGATTTGCTGGTAAGACTCTCCGCCATGCAGGACATCTTATGGCGGGACCAAAGCGAGCATCAATCGAACTTAATACTCAGGCAAGAAAGTTTAAGATCCCAATCACTATCGACGAGACGATCGCAGACAAAGCACTGAAGATATTCCATGCAAAGCAGCCTCTCATTCGGCAGGTATTCCATGCAGGAGTGATAGAGGCTGTAAAGGAAAGTAGACAGTTAGTAGCACCGTTACCTTGGGGGATCGATGCGGAACGTGGAGGAGTAAGAATCTTCTATGAGCGGTGGGGAGATGACTTATTCCGGGAGGCAATGGCGTATATCCCACAGAGAGCGGTGACAGACAACACTAAGGCAGCAGGAATACGTATCAAGAAGTTAGTTCCAGAAGCGAAGATTATTCTGGAAGCTCATGATGCGCTCTTGTTCTCAGTGCGCGTAGACATACTAGATGAGTTCATTAAGATAGCAAAGAAGGAGATGGAACGGCCAATCAACTTCTTGAACTGTTCACTACCACGTAGATTCCTGAAGATCCCATGTGATGTAGAAGTGGGATACAATTACAAGGACTTGAACAAATACAAGTTTCCTGTCGTAGAGGAAATAGTGGAAGTGGTCCCTCAACCCACTACACCGAAGTCCATTACTGAGCAGTTTATGGTACGAGATGTTTAATGACTTGGCTAGAGAAGTTACTCGCTCAACACAATGAGTTAGAGTCACCAACTAACTTCTGGCTATGGGGCGGACTTGCAGCAATAAGTGCTGTAGTAAAGGATAATGTATGGCTGAACCGACAGATATACAACCTGTACCCGAACATCTACGTAATGTTCCATGCGGAGAGCGGACTGAAGAAGGGTCCACCAATAAGCATGGCGAAACAACTTGTCCGAGGTGTAGGTGGTACGAGGATAATTTCTGGCCGATCTTCGATTCAAGGCATTCTGAAAGAATTGGGCACCGCCCAGACCCAGCCGGGTGGGAAGGTGATTAGTAAGTCTACTGCATTCATATGCAGTTCAGAACTTACATCATCGATCGTAGAGGATAAGGTAGCTACTGACATCCTGACTGACTTGTATGACCGTCAGTATAACTATGGTGAGTGGCGTTCACTACTGAAGATGGAGTCATTCAACCTGAAAGATCCAACTATCAGTATGTTGACTGCTACTAATGAGGCGCACTCTACTGACTTCTTCGGTAAGAAGGATTTACATGGCGGATATTTCGCTAGGACATTCGTCGTCACTGAGACTAAACGTAATCGTGCCAACTCCTTGCTGGTACCACTTACAAATCCTCCTAACTATACGGAGTCGATAGAGTACTTGAAGGAAGTAGCGAAACTAGCGGGTCCATTTCAACCACTTGCACTCAATGAAGCGAATGAACAGTGTACTATCCCACACGTAGAACTAGAGACGGGACAGACTAACTACTTCACTGAAGCGGGACTACTGTATCAGGAATGGTACGAGGACTTCATCGAAACGATGCAATTTCAGGAAGTGAAAGACGAGACGGGTACACTGAATCGATTCGGTGACTCAGTACTCAAGGTAGCCATGCTACTTTCATTGAGCCGTAGTCCAGAGCTAGTAATAGACACGGACTCTATGAAAGCAGCCATCGCATACTGCGAGAAACTGGTAGGTAACGTGAGAGAAATGACTTACGGTAAGAAGGGCCTATCAGACGCCAAAGGACTCAAGAATCTAGTCCTATTGGAGTTACTCGCACGTAACGGCCATCAGATATCTAGGCCCATGCTATTGAAGCGAATGTGGGCACACTACAAGGAAGCCACTGAACTAGATGAGATCATGATGAGTTTCGACCAAGCAGGCATGATTAAGACGGAGAGTCTGGGGAACCAGATTATCTACATCATGCAAGAGAATATGGTAGGCGAGCTGAAACGTATGTTTGCAGGGAAGAACAGATGAGTCATAACTTAGCAATCGTAGCATTGACTGTAGCAGTACTATCACTCGGCATGGCTCTCATCGTTTGGTGGGACTCACGTCGATGATTATACCACGTCCCACATACAAGGATGAACCTGATCCAGAGTCTTTGGCAGGTAGGAGTCCCTCTGTAGAATGGGTACGATGGTATCTATCCGCGCCTAGTTGGAAGTGTCCTAAGTGTGAAGCAGTAATGTTTGGGCGTATGATGTACTGTATCTACTGCAAGCATAGACTCAATACTCATACGCCCAGACCCGACTCCTACGTGGACACTAGTAAAGCTGCCCCCCTGTGAATGAGAAGTCTTTCTCCTTCGGGATGAACTTGCTAATAGCTTCACCCTTACCGTAAGTCTGAGTACCCATTCCAAGTCCGACTGGCACTACGAACGGTAACAGCTTCGGATCTTCCTTCACCAAGTCCATAATATCACCAACGATTAGAGGCACAAACATCTGCGCCAAGCGATCCTCCACTTGAAATGGTTGATACTTGGAAGCGAATGCCAGATCGTGGGCGAACTTCACGACGGGGTGGAGTTTATTCGCAGCGAACCCGTGTATCACATCCCCTCTCGTCTGTGCGCGAAATCCCTGACCAAGTTCAAAGTCAGAACCAGTAGACGATGAGGTAGTGTGACCACTGATTAGTCGTGATAGTGCTACTGCATACTGTTGGAATCCAGCCGCAGGATCGATACGTGTATTGCCGATTCGGATCTTCCAGAAGTCAGCACTATTCGGATCGTTACTAACTTCCGCCCCTGCTAATGCTGCCAGTCCAACAGTTCCACCCCACATCGTAGCAGTACTAATAGCCGACTTGATATACTGCTTACGAATGAATGGACTAGCCATCATGTAGGTAGCAGGATTGAGCATCCTCATACGCGAAGCCATGAGTCTAGGACTAAACACTAGATCAGTGAACAATTTCGCGTGTTGCTCGAATGAGGATTCCTTCCATCCTGGCCCACCAGTTAATGTAGGTCTAGCAATCTTCAGTGGACCACGTCCAGTAGCGGTATTCACGTAGTCAGCGATTTCACGCGCATACTTCAAATCAGTGAATGGATTCCTTGCACCCTTACCACCTGACTTGAAGTCTTTATACGCGTCCATCAGTAATGACTCGAATGAGTCTGCTCTAAGTTGATTCAAGTATGCCGTGTAAGCACGATTAGTAGCTCGCGCATACCGACCGGGTACCGCTTGATACCCCTTCTGTAACATAGTCTCACGCTTAATTCCAGGCACGTCAGAGCCTAAGAATCCGCCCTTCTCTACCCAGTTGGATGCTAGTGCTTCCTCACGATTAGTCAGATTAGTACCCAAGTCAGAGAGTTTCATTCCGACTTTCTCAGCGAATGACTTCTCTACTCTCTGAAGTTCTTCATTGAAATGATTCTGGAATAATGGACGTGCTTTCAAGTCCTCAATAGTTTTCTGGAATGCACCTTCACTACCCAGAGATTCAGTCATCTGCTTGAATGATGTCCAGAATTTCTTGGAGAACATCATAGGCATACCCTGTCTCAGTGGTGCAGACAAGTCACCTGTAGTCGTTACACCACGCGCAAAGTTATACATCTCCCTAAAGACTGATGGAGGCTTCTTCGCCTTACCAGTCTTAGGAACTACAATAGGAGGATTAGCACCACCACCAGTAGGAGCAGCAGCAGTACTAGGTGACATAGGTGGAGTAGTACCGCCCATACCAGCCTGAGTAGGAGGAGCCTGAGTCGGAGGAGCCTCAGCAAACTGTGGATTCCTGTATGTCTCATTGACAGGTCCACCTTCAAAATGGTGGTTCACCCATTTCATGACTGAATCAGCAGTCATATGACCAGAGTGGAATGACTTAGAGAAACTCGCTCCGTCTGGACCATACACATCTAAGAATACTTCCTGATTGCCCTGCATAATCTGGGCGTCAATGATTGCTCTCGCTTGAGCACGAGTAATGGGTCCATTAGCTTCCGCGGAATCTCTACGGATTCTAACGACTCCACTCTGTTTAATGTCATCAATATTTAATCCTAGTTCTTTAGCGATAGCATAGTGTGTATCACGAAGTTGATCCTTCATACCCAATACTTCGCCATCGGGTGTAATGAATCTACCCCATTTCATATCAGTTACTGGTACTAGTCCATCCCTTAACTTTTGGACGATTGGGTGTTCTTGCCCAGTAGTTCTTGCTCCATTTGGTTCACTACTGTTAGGTATTCCTCCCTGTCCTGGGGCTTCAGCGAAACGGCCTTCTGCCGATCGTCGGATAAGATCAGGCGTAACGTCTGCTCGCCCTCTTGCTGTAGTATGCTGCTGTAGTAAGCTCTGAAACTCTGGAGCATACCCCCCACCTGGTCCTGAGATAGCTGAGAGAATGGCTTGTTTGGCATTTAACTGTTTCTCCAGATCATAGACACCATGAACCTGCGCCATTGCCCATGTAAATCCAGCACCTTCTTCACGTGCAATGTTGTGCGTGAATTCATGGATGATAATGTGAAGTAATCTCTGCGCTGCTGCATTAGGATCAGGTGCATTCTCGGCAGCACTAAAGAGATTCACTAGAATTGCGTTCTTAGCACCAGCACTAACAGATCCCGGATCAGGTACGTTCAATCCACCCTTGGTACCATCATCCAGCATGAATCCGAACTTACCAGTCAACTTACCGTATCTCGGCATCAACTGGTTCAGTTCATCTAATACCTTATTCATTACTCCCGCTACGGCTTGCACGCGAGGAGAGTTATTAAACGCAGCTAGTTCAGCAGGTGTATACCGTCCACCTGAGTTATGAGTGACGAACGCGAGTGGCTGTCCAGTCCGCGCATTAGGAGCAGGCACCAAGTCCTGATAAGCCTGCTTCAAATCGTTCACTTGATTAGCTTGAACTTGCGCTACCACCTTATCAGCGAATTCCCTTTCGATTGCACGCCTTACAGGGTCCTTCATACGCTCTCTAGTGGGAGACGTAAGAGGATACAACTTAGCATCACTAGCTGGAACTGTTGGATCGAAATCAAGCAGGAGTCGGTCAGGCAGATTACCATTTGAACCTACCCAAATAGGCTCAACTCCCTGAAACATTCCACGATTAGTAATGATGCCGTTAATGTATCCGGAGCCAGCACCTTCCTTCCACTGAGCAGTAGTTGGTACCGAGATATGAACATTAGTACCAGGTGCTGTGATACTACCCACAACTTGACCCGGCACATGTACACTCGGCATCACTACCTTATCAGTAGCATTCATGAAGCTATGTGAATTACCCTTAATATGGACTTCAGCAGGACTGGCAGAGTAGTCTGCGAATTCCTTCAAGTATTTTTCAGCAGCTTTCATGTTCTCATAGGATGAGTCATGAACTCTCACTACAGTTCCAGTTTCACGAGTGGCAGGTCCAAGATTCTGCTTATGAACCTGAATCCTACCAGTAATCATTTGTTCAGAAGTGCCACCGAATTCATACTGCCAGTAGTTTCCATCATTTTCCTTAGTGATAGTAGTAACTTCAAACTTATCAGCTCCTAACAGATAGGTAGCCTTACCCTCGCCCATTTCACCGATAGGCTTACGACCAGTCAAAGGATCAATCTTACCTCTCTTACCAGATCCAGTCAGTTTGACGTATTCATTCTGAATCAGGTCTAATGAGAGTCCCTTACCCCTGTCAGAAACGGTGATAGTTCCACCATTTCGAACATTATTTGCATCTCTAGTAAAGTCCAAGTCTACGTTAATTTTACCACCTTGAGGAGTGGCATCAATAGCATTCTGGAGTAGTTCCTTATTAGCAACTCGTGCTCCATGTTCCGCATATTTACCCTGTTGAGCGCGAAGCATTTCCTCACGATCACCAACTTCCATGCGAATCCATGTCTCGTCGTCTACTGCATTTACATCGTCTACATGTGTCTGCTTATGAGCCTGAGCAGCAGCTACGTCAGGGTCAGGATTACCACCAGCAGCACGCCATGCCTTCATAGCAGGAGTGTTATAGTGTGGATGATTAGGATCATCCGCTGCTCCCATTTCTGAAATACCGTTAGGCTGCTCACCTGTGTCATTAACATAACCATTTTCTCGGTCTGCTAATTTGTGAGCTTCATCATAGTCATACGTCTTATGGATGAGATTGTCATTCTCATCATATACATTGTATCTCTTATACCTTTCCGGAGTTGTATCCTGATAGCCACGTGGAGCACCAGCCGCAGATACAGTTGGATCTTCAAATCCTTCAATCTTCTTGAAGATACCATCACCTTCAGGAGTCAGACCCACCAGTTCATATCCTTGACCTTCAAGGTTACGAATACTGACATCATTCATCTTGTCTTTCTTAGCGATGAATCCATCATCTTCATGGAATGGTGTCCACGATGATGGAATCTGTTCACCAGTAGGTGGTGAGGTCTGTCCGGCAGCTTCTCTTTCAGCCTTAGCACGCATGTATTGACTGAATGCCGTATTGCTCAGATCTTCAGCAGGAGGTGCAGCGTTTGGATCAGTTTTCACCCACTGCGGTAGACCTTCTGGACTACGTAAACTTGGATCAGGTGCGTATCCACTCTTACGCAGCATTTCACGTGATCCCGCATCGGCCTGACCACTTAATGTAGCCTTACCATCAGCCTCGAATCTAACTCCCGGAATACCCGATTCTGTAGCAGGAGGGGGAGGTACAGTTTTAGCTGAAGGAGGTGCCATATCATCCACTGTATTAGTGAATTGAGTAGCTCCAGATAGTGGGATTGGAGGAGGTGGTACTTCAGCCTGAGCAACTTCAGGCATACCCCTCATACGCATTTTAGATGGAAGTGTACCAGTCAGTAAGCCACCCGCGGCTCCAAATAATCCACCACCTAATGCACCTTCTTCAATAGTACTGAAACTAGGTGCTCTACCTGTATTGGCGTAACTAGTAGGAATAGTAGCCGCAGCACCTAATGCCGCGCCTTGTAATCCGTGTGATATTGGTGCTCTTACTGCATACTTCGCTAGATCAGCAGCAGTAGCTCCCACTCCAGGCATTTTACCAGCGAATGGAATAGCACCAACCACACCTTGCACACCAATGTTCCACGGGTTCTGATCTTCACCCGCGTACCATTCACGTAGACTCTCGCCTAATCCTGCACCTACGGCACCACCACCGATAGTACCGATTGGACCCGCGAGTGAGCCTATTGCAGAGCCAGCTACAGCCGGGATAGTCTGTAGTCCCATCTCTATAGCCCAGTCACCCCATCCCTTCTCCTGTGGCTGTTGTTGCGGCTGTGGAGTAGGTTGACTATAGTCATATGGCTGGAAAGTAGGAATAGTAGGACTAGACATACTACTCTGGCTAGGGTCATACGGCTGAAAAGTAGGGAGAAATGGAGTCTGTTGAGGCATTTATCACCTACTTTACAATGAAGCCCTGAACACGAGCGATGTCAATATTCGCCTGATTATTTTCAATAGTTCCCAGTTTTCTACCATTCTTGTCATACACATTTACACGCCGTCCAGCCTGAACTTCAGCATCCTGTTGTGCAATAGGCATAGGCTGATTACTAACACCAGGCTTATACGGAATATTCGGCATTTGTCCAAGATTAACTTGAACCTCTTGGGGTTTAGGAGTTGTTTGAAAGTTAGGTTGATTAGTTCTACCAGCTTCAGGATTAAGAAATCCTGGAATATTAAGCATATTCGGACCCGGTTGCTGTTGGTCCGTATTCACAATTCCTGATGGTCCAGCTGGTGTATTTCTAATCCGTCCACTCTTATCAAACTGTAGATTGATACCCTGACTTGCAGCTTGAGGAGTCGGACCCAGTCCTGTAGAAGCCTTTGCACTAGGCTTTGCCACAGGCATACCAGGAGGTGGTGCAGCAGTCTGACCACCGTCGTCACTGAACATTTCAGGATACAGTTTCCGTAGTAATGCCTGATATTCTTCACGATCCTCTGCATCAGCCTTATCAGACTGTAACCAACTAGCCTCGTCAGACGGAGGATTATTCAGCTTGAACTTACCATCAGCAGTCTGAGTAATCCACTTACGCGCTTTCGAGTTAGTATAGAACAGTCCTTCCATCTGCATTTGACGGTTGGCTTCTGCATCCTTAGCGCCTAATGCACCTTTTCTACCAGTACCACCTTCACCGTCACCGCCACCCGTACCTGCACCAGCTTTACCCGGCACAGTCTGCTTAACCTGCACCTGTCCCTCAGTAGTCTTACCGATTTCAGCCATCTTGTATTCATGCTTCAATCTGGCTAATTCAGTAGGTGAGTAGTCGGATGCTTCTCCCGCTTCCCACGTTTCACCATTAGGATACGTGCCGTATAGTTTGTTTCCTACGACTTTGAAGGATGCACCTTCTTGTTTAGCCGCGTATGCCTGAGCCTTACGCATATTGATTTCATTTACTGCCTTATTATTTGCGTCAATTCCAGCTTGTTTAGCTGCTGCTGTCTTTTCTTGTGTTCTAGTACGATCAGCAGCTACTTCAGCATTGACCATAGTAGCACCGGCCTGACGACCAATGTTATTCGAGTTATTCTCTAGTGTTGCAGCCTGTTGAGCAGGTGTAATCTGATCCTTCCATGCCGTGACGTCGCGCATGTATGGAGCATACATCATTTTATAGCCTACTTCTGGTCCACCACCTTGAAACATTCCAGTTTGTTTATTATATTGTCCCATTGAACCAATTCCAGCCGCTATTCTAGTGCCGATTCCAGGCTTATTCATCTTTGGTGCATTATTCACCAGTTCATTAAATCGATCTGATGCTTTAGTCTCCTGAGGAAAGAATTTATTCATCAATTCAATCCGACGTTGCATTTCCAGATTGATATCATTCTGTGGATCAGGTGGTGCTACCTCAGGTGGTGCCTGTGGAGGAGGCGGTACACCGGGCACAGTTACAGGATCGAACCCATTAGTCTGAAACGGATTCTCAGACTGCGTAGGATCGAATGGATTTACAGGAAATGGATTGACGTTACCATTACCCATACCTCCAAAGATAGCCTGCTGGCGTAACTTAGTGGGGTCAAAATTGTAATCGTAAGCCATTATGGACCTCCGAAGTAGTTACGCTGTTGGCTCACTGATGGCTGTTGATATCCGAACGATGGCTGCTGGAACGAAATATTACCATTAGAATAGCCACCATTAGGTGGAACGTATGGAGGAGTAGTTGGGCCAATGCCACCTGTCGGTTGCTGTTGCTGAGGATTATTAAAGATAGTATTATATGCATTAGCACCAGCACCAGCCATGTTAATAATCTGACCAGTTCTGTCCATAGTTTGTTCAAATGCACCAGGCTGATTCAGTGCTAAATTAGTACCATTCACCATGCCAATACCCTGATTAGCACCAGTATTAACTGCTGATAAAGCCTGATTACCGAACAGTTGTGAGGCTCCAGGAGTAGTTCCATATAGATTCTGCATTCCACCTAATGCAGCTAATCTAGTTGCTGTATCCTGCTGATTTGCAGCCGCACGAGCAGCAGCATTAGATGCTCCAGCAGCATTCTGCTGAGACTGCATGGCACGCTGTGCATCAGCATTATAGGTCTGACCCTGATAGTTCAGATTAGCATTGAACTGGCCCATGTTGTTAGCTTGACCAGCGTTAAACATGCCAATTTGATTACCTTGACCAGCGTTAAACTGGCTAGTATTCATGTCGTTATTGATATCGAACTGCTGACCAGCGAATGCTTGACCAGAGTTGTACTGATCTGCATTCAGACGATTAGAGATATCGAATTGATTCCCTTGAAACGCCTGATTCGAGTTGAACTTAGATGCATCTAATTGCTGACCAGCATTGAATTGATCCGCACCCAGTTGGTTGGAAATATCGAATTGACGGCCCTGATTAGCCTGTCCAGCATTGAAAATATCACCTTGCATCTGTGCATTGAGGCGATTACCTTCAATTCCTGACATTCCACCAAGTCCAGCCAGTCTACCAGCATTACGAGCCTGAGCAATACCTGCATCTACGTTCTGTGACGCATCTGCCATGCCCTGACCCTGTTCACGCGCCATCTTCACCTGTGCTGCGATAGCATTAGGTGAGTATCCACCCTGTAGTGAACGCTGTTGACCTACGTTTCTAGCAGCATTTGCATACGCGGCTCTGATTGGAGCAATTCCACGAGCGCGCATGTCAGCAATATCCTGACCAGAGTATCCACCTGTCTTGGAGAATTCTTCATATCCTCCATAAGACTTAAATGGATCTGATGCAGTTACACGCTCGATATTGTTACCCAATTTACCAGCAGTTACACCGTTGCCAGCACTCACTCTTTCCATTGGATTCAACTGTTGAGCAGTTACGCGCTCCAATGGACCCAATGAGCGATTAGTAGCAGTCTGCTGTCCTGCACGTTCAGCAGATACGCGCTCAGGACTGACGAGATATGGATTGTAGGAGCCATTAAACTCACCACCTCCACCACCGCCACCCCCACCTGACTGACCACCTCCACCAGAGGCTAGGTCACGGTAGTTATTCATCATATCAGTGTAGTTACCATAATCAGCTTCGGATGAGCGTCCATAGTTGTAGGACGCAGTATCCACTAGCGGAGCCTGTTGGCTCTCGAATCGCTGATTCTGGTAATTAACCTGATTACGCATCTCATCTCTAGGTGCTCCCGGAGATGGCTGCTGATTCTTGTTCTTATCTGAACCCATGTGTCCTCACAAATCCAAAACGAGAGATTGACCTTGGGGTAATCTAAACCCAGTCCTGATTAAACGTCTGGCATAGGTAGGATTCTGACTCCATGCGTACATTCGGTCATATCCCATCCTATTGCAGACGAATTTGGATGCGTCAAGCATCTGGTACAGAGCTTTAGCTCTGGTTTTTGGATCTCGTGAGAGATCAGTTACTAGTATGCACTCTGGTATGGAACGGACACCACCTGCGGTGATGATACCGGATTCATCCTCTACCACGAAGGCACATATAAACTTGAGAAACTCTGGAAAATCTGATTCATGTGCGAAGTGCTGCTCATGGAGTTCTCTTAATTTGTCAAGATCATTCGGATGTAGTGCGCGTATCATGGCACTAGTGGTGTAAATGGAAATCCGGGTGGATTAGGTGGATGCGCATCCTTCCAATGTTGGACTACAGCATCAGTCCACAGGAAATTGGCTATATCTTGCACCCTCTGAGGGCGCGTAGATACGTCATCTCCAGGAACGAGTACATATCGCATGTAAGTACGCGATAGTTCTACAGCATCCTCTTTGACGACGGTATCTTCTCTAACTTGTATCTGAGATTCTTCGAGAATCTCGATAACTCCAATTACAATTTCTTTTGTGAGCGGCATGTTACTGCACCACGTATGTGACTGAAAGCATGATTCGAGTTCCTGCCTGAATATTGCCGTAAGAAAGTAGACCATCAAAACTAGCAGTAACAGCAGTTTTATAGGGAATATAACAATAGTCAGAAGCAACATTCATATATGACATTAAACCAAGAACAGCTCCGGCAATACTCTGAAAATATCCAATAGAAGGACTAGGATATGTCATGGCAGCAGCATATGGAAGTCCTCTCAGCAAGAGATTTCCAGCGCCTCCGCTTCCTACAGCATTTATTGCAACGTCACAGTAAGCAGTTACTATTCTTCCCACTCTGACGTAAATTCCATTCGCAATACCATATGATTGACCAGTTGGAGCACCTGCATCACCTGTGAAGTAGGGTACCCATGTTCCTTCTTCATATCGATCTAATAGTGCAGCATTAGATGAGTCTACTGGAAAGTATGCTCCTCCTCGATGTTCCGTATAGTTAGATGGAAATTGAACTACTCCATTTCTATGATGGACACTTGATGTAACTTGAATAGAAGTATCGTCAAATCTAGCTGTAGTACTCAGTGTTCCATTATTGGGTTGATAAAATATCCAGTCTCGATTATTAGCAGGTCCATTAGGATCATATGATTCAAGAATTCCTAAATTACCCGCTGCCTGAATTGCTCCACCAGTGGTTAGAATATTTCCAACAGCAGTTATTGCATTACCAGATATCAATGCTCCACCCTGAATATTTCCAGGAGTAGAAATCAGTCCCCTAACACTCATAGAACCATTATGAGCTAATTCCATTTGGATGATGTGACCAGATTCACCATCATCCTGGGTGTAGAATCTCAGATTCTGAGACTGATTCATTATTCGCCAAACCCTCGAATTGACAGGTTGGGCCATATCATTCAAGTAGAGACTTGGATTACCAGCAGTTTGAATGTATAGTGCTCCGGGAGCATTTATAGCAGTATTAGAAGTGGGACCATCTAATCCGGCACTGGCATAAAATACACCAACTCGACTAAATCTATATCTAACTCCATAAGCATTATTAGCATCATTTACGAAGGAAATGTATGCATCAGTACCAAATCCTTCAAATCGTAGTACTTTAGAACCTGCGGCTGAATCAGCATCACTGAATGTGAGGAATGGATCATTATGACTAATAGTTTGATTAGTACCAGTAAATACATTCTGAAGATTCAACCATACAGAATTCAGTAGATAGTCAGATCCACCAGGTTCATGCATCGTATGATGCGGTGATGCAGGATTACCTGGTACTCCTTGAATACCTTGCGGACCTGTTGGACCCGTTGGACCTGCTGGACCCGTAGCACCTGTAGATCCTGTAGGACCAGTAGGTCCGATTGGACCCTGTGGTCCTACTGGACCTGCATTCTGCGGATTCCAGATAGGAACCCAGTTAGTTGTGTTCGGATCAGGTATCGCCATTATTTCCTACTTGATACAGCCAACCAATCCAGAGTTTCCAGTGCATTACGTGACGGAGTACCAGTAGACCACGGAACCTGAGCGATGTAGGTCATCAGCATATCGTATTCAGGGATATTGATCTGGAGGGTTCTTACTCCCTCTTTCAACAGTTGTCTCTCAGGCTCTCCATTCACCATCTTCTTACCGCATGGTTTCAGTTCACTGACTGATTCCAGCTTCTCGAAGATTGTATTTTCAGTTCGCAGTACTTGCATTCCTTTAGTCTGCTGTAGACTTCCACCAAGTACGAATCCTACGAAGCAGAATTGGAAATGACGATCACCTAGCTCATCGGTAAAGTCTAAAGTCACAGTTAATCCTTTTGGCAAATGAAAACTTCCACATAACGTGGAATGTTAGATTGTGAATCAGATCCGCCACTAATTCCTAGTGCTCCAATACCAGGAACTGTGCCAGAGCCACTAAAGTTATGCGCGTGTCCTCCTGCATTACCTGAGTTCACATCAAAGTCAATACCGAAGTTATGACTGTGTGAACCTGAGATTGTGTTGAAACTTCCGCCCGCGTCTGCTGATGCATTAGTTCCAAATGAACTAGTGGTAGAACCTTGATGCACCGATACACCATGTGAGTGGTCGCCTACTGAATCAGTACTTCCAGAGACTCCCATTGATCCATGTCCATGACCCGGAACTTGATATGATCCCGCACCATGTGCATGTGAATCTGCTCCACCCACTACACCCTGATTGGGACCAACACGTATGAATAGTCCATCCCATGCAATACGAGTCCATCCAGGAGGACATCCAGTGACGCTAATAGCCATCAATCCACTAGGGAATGTAGCCATAGGCTGCCATGTGCTATCACCACGTAGGAATGTAGTAGTATTAGCTGTTCCAGCACCTAATCTAGCTGGATTAGCTGTTCCGAATGCTAGTGCTGCTGCATTCATATTAGATATTTGCGACCCATCTCCATTGAAGAA